GCCAGCGGCGCCCTCGGCGGTCGCTCCGCTTATATCGGTTAACCGAACACCGGACACTGTTTCACTGGTGGGGTGAGCGATAGCGAACCCCTAAAGAAAATATTTACAGGATTTAAAGATTGTTATGGAAAGCCCAAAAGAACCGAACACAAGCTATGAGCCATTCAGACTGAAAGAAAAGATAGGCGAAATGATACGATACGGGCGGCCACTGACTAAAAACTTCCCACGAAAAGACAGAGATTTGGCCGATGATATCAGAAGTTGTATGAACAGGATGTATCACCTTGTTGTAGAGATCGAGAAGAAATATTTTAGAAAGACTACAACACAGGAGCTTGACATAGAGCTTGAATGGTTGAGGCTTCTTATCAGGCTTGCAGCCGATAAAGAGGCAAGCGGCAAATATCCGCCGCCCTTATCAGTACATCAGTATGAAGTATGGTCAAGATACAATGCTGAGATCGGAAAACTTTTGGGCAAGTACATACAGTCTTTGAATAAATAGGGGGACAGACTACAGCGTTCGCTGATTCGTGGGGGCAACTGGAACAATGGTGCCAATGCCGGTGTGTTCTTATCGAACCTCAACAACCACCGTTCCAATGCCAACGACAACATCGGCGGTCGCTCCGCTTATATTCTACATTGTTTGCTACTGTAACAGAATAGGGTTATGTCTTACGGGACTTGACACAGAGTACAGATTATAAGGAGCCTGTTTCCATTCTCGGCAGAGAAGAAATAACATTTTCTGTGGAGGCGGAAACGTCACGCACAGAGGTTTTTATGAGTGAAGTACATTCTAAACCAAAGAATATAGATAACGCATGGGAAACGATATGTAGTTATCCAAGTTTGCTTAAAGCCCATGAGAACGCCAGGAAGGGCAAAAGATACCGGGCGGAAGTACTGGGCTTTACGGCAAGGCTTGAAGATTATCTCTTACAGATCCGTGACAAGCTTCTTGATGGGAGCTATGAGTTAGGGCCGTACCGGAAGCTGTGGGTTAGCATACCGAAGAAACGACTTGTAATGGCTTTACCGTACATGGACAGAATTGTACAGTGGGCCATATACCAATACATCAATCCAATATTTGACAAGATGATGATAGAGGATTCCTACGCTTGCAGGGTACACAAAGGAAGCCACAAGGCAGCACACAAGCTACAATACTGGATGCGGCAGGTGGACAGAAAACCGGGCGACGGATGGTATTATCTGAAATTAGATATAAGCAAATTCTTTTACAGAGTTGACCATGAAGTATTGCTAAGGATCCTCGGACGGAAGATAACGGATAAAAGGTTGATGGACTGTTTAAGAGGGATAGTCAATAGCAGGGCTGAACCATTCGGACTGCCAAAAGGCAAAAGTCCACAAGAGGTACCGCCGGGCGAATGGTTGTATGAAGTCGGTATGCCAATAGGCAATCTAACAAGCCAGATGTTCGCAAACATATATTTGAACGAGCTTGACCAGTACTGCAAGCACAAGCTGAGGATACATTACTATGTCAGATACATGGATGATATAGTGATACTCGGAAAGACAAAGGAAGAACTAAAGACGGTACTTGAAAGCGTGAGGCACTTCCTGAGTGAAGAGCTGCATCTTGAACTAAACAAGAAAACTTGCATAAGGCCTGTCCGGTGTGGTTTAGAATTTGTAGGGTTGAGGATAACGACAAAGAGAATAAAGCTCCGGAAGAGTACAACAATGAGGATAAAGAAAGAGTTTAAAGGGATATGCGACAAGTACTCCGACGGAAGATTGAACAAGGAAGCGTTTGAGCGTAGAGTAGCAAGCCTTAAAGGCCTGATGATACACGCCGACACAAGGAAATTGAAAGACAGATTAAATGGGATATACTTAAGGGCTATGGCCAAAAAGCAGGAGAAGGAAGAACAGAAAAGGGAAGATGGACGATATAGCGGAATTAGTGGACAATCTGAATGAGATTATAAAGATACAGGGGAACATGATTGAAAAGCTGACAATTAAGCTCCTGGAATATATGGAGATTGAAGATATAGATAAAATGATGGACGGCAAAGAAGAAGTAGAAAGGTTGCTTGACAGATGGAAAACGTAGCAGGCTTATTACTGGTAATCGTAGTATTCATTATGGGTTATGTGCTGGGATATAACAGCAACGATAATGACAAACAATAAAAAACAAAGGAGGGACATCACATGAAGATTCCGGACAAAGTTTATGACATTTTAAAATGGATCGCTTTAATCTGCATCCCGGCAATAGTAACGTTTTTGTCGGTAGTTTTGGGAGTACTTGAAGTAGATCCTAAGACAATCAACATTGTAGTAACTATCATAGCTGCCATTGGTACTTTGATAGGATCCTTGATAGGTGTCAGTACGGCAGCCTATAACAAGGACAAAGACAAAGGCGGTGATGCCAAATGACAAAAACATCAAAGGATAATGCCAAAAGCTATTATCAGAAGGTCAAGAAAAAAGGAACAATCTATGTTTGGGGTATGAACTACCCGACAATAATCACAAAAGAAAGCATAGAGAAAGCATACAGGGACAACGGCACAGAGAAATATAACAAGTCCTACTACACAAACAAGCTGAACGAAGGGAAGGGCAAGCCCGGATCAGACTGCTCCGGTATGCACTATGGGTTATCAGGATATGACACAACGGCTCAGGGATATTATAAACGGTGTGAGACAAGAGGGAACTTTGCTTCTATGCCTATTGATGATATCGTACTTCTGTTTAAGGGCAAATCTGCATCGGACATAACACATACCGGCGTATATCTCGGTAACGGTTTATGTATTCACATGAAGTCAAGCCTTGCAAACTGCGTACAGGAATCCGTTGACAAACACGGATGGACACACTGGGGCCGCCCGGACTTCATAGACTACAACACAGTATTAAAGGCAGCAAAGCCGGTACTCACAAGAGAACTTCTTAATGCCTGCATCGGTGTTGACGTTAAATTCTTGCAAACACTTCTCAGAAGCAAGGGTTATGACTGCGGCAAGGTTGACGGTGACTTTGGCGGAAAGACCGAAAAGGCTGTATTAAAATTCCAGAACGACAACAGACTTACAGTAGATGGTATCGTTGGAAAGAATACTGCTAAGAAACTTGGCTTTAAGTGGGGAGGTGCTTAAGAAATGGAGCTGACAATAGCAATACTCGGAAGCTCGGTTTTAGCAACTCTTATATCCGGGATCTTCCAGGTAGTGAACAACCGCAAGTCTAAAGTAGGCAAGCTGGAAAACGGAATGAGTCTCTTACTTCTCTCGGCAATCATAGAGGACGGTAAGAAACTTCAGAAGCAAGGGAAGATATCAAAGACAGACCATGATATCTTTATGGCAAAGTATGAGGCTTACAAGTCTTTAGGCGGTGACGGATGGGCTGACAGTGTAATGTCTGAAGTAACGAAGCTGCACATTGATTATACTATTTGACATAGGTGTAAAGATATGCTATCATTAGCACGGCAAGATACGGTAGATGGTGCGAATGGTGGCATATTTTTATTGCTTAGGTCACAAAGATGTCACATTAAAAACGGAGAAACCCTTACAGCGCAAGGCTTTTAAGGGTATGTGTGTTAGACTCGAAATCAGGTAGGCGGCAACGTCTCGTGGGTTCGAATCCCACCCACTCCGCTAATAAGAAAACCCTTGAAAATGGGCACTTTTCAAGGGTTTTTATTATGCTCTTTTGTCGGCAAAAACTATATAAAACTATGCAAAATTGTACAAAACTATGTGTCACACTCGTGTCCGAAGAAGCCCATTTTTCAAGGGTTTTCAAATCGGGATTTTCAGGTGTGTCACAAAAGTGTCACACAAAACAGAAGTAAGAATCGCTCAGTCAAAAGCCTTTGCCAGCTTATCGGTAACACGTTCTTTAAGCTCGTCAAGGTGAGCATAGATTTTAACGATCATTGTAGTGTCTTTGTGGCCCATGAGCTTTGCGGCCATCTTGATAGATACATCAGAATAGTAAAGAGTAGTAGCATAGTTATGTCTGAAGATATGGGCGGTCAGTGTGTCAGCTGTCGGAGCTAACGGCACAAGCCCTTTTTTAATTCTGCGGAAGAAGTTTTGATATGCCGTCCGGCTGAATGGTATCTCAGATCTTGCATCCCTAAACAAGAAGCCTTCCTTGCCTGCCGTGTAGCCCTTCAGGAAGTCCACACATTGAGGCGGCAGCGGAACGGAACGGAGCGAGTATTCATTCTTGGCCATGTCATAATTCACAATAGCATGATTACCGTCAAAGACAACAACCTTATTAACCGATACAGTACAGTTTACAAAATCAAAATCTTCCGGGCGGAGTGCAAGGGCCTCTTCTCTTCTTAGCCCGGTATAGAAGATCACAAATAAAAATGCTTTCTCCTGGTCAGGCAACGGTGCCGATTGTATGGCGGCTTTTTCTTGTGGAGTACAAGCCCTTTTCTCGACAACCTTCTTTTGCTTCGGTAGATTTAATCTCTTAAAGTTTATGTTGGTGTTAGGAAGTCCGTCATCAGCTGCCGACTCGTATATCTGCCGGAGCGTCAGACGGATCTTATTACAGGTGTTAGCGTGGGAAAAATTCAGATTGATTATATCCTGCAACCGCTGGCGGTCAATCTCTGTAAAATACAGTTGGCCAATTTCCGGGAGGATATGTTTATCAAGCATAAGACGGTACATATTGACGGTATTAACACTCTTACCTTTCTTTGTTTCCATCCATCGCTTGCTATAAGATTCAAAAGTGATATCATCATCCGGGACAGAAGCTTTGATTTTCTGCTCCTGCTGGAATTGAAATACAAGGCGGTCAAGCTCTTTAATGCTTTTCGCCCTTATGGCTTTTCTGAGAAGCTTCCCAGTGACAGGATCCCGGCCATAAGATAGCCGCTTCTCATAATAGCCGCTGCTATTCTTTTTCATAATGCTTACCTCACTTTTCCTCTGGGTTTGCTTCTATATATTTAGCATAGGCTAAAAGCCTTCTTATAAACGAGGGATCGTGCGGCTTTTCGATAATGGCCTTAAGCTGATATGTGTCGTCAAAATTTTCTGCCTGCTTTTCAATAAGATCCGATATGCTACAATTAAAATATTCTGCAAGCTTACGAAGCGTAATTAAGTTAGGAACGTTTCGACCGATACACCATGTACTTAAAGTAGTGCGTGGAATATCTAAATCGGCAGCAATTTGTTTCTGCGTTTTCCCGGATAGTTTTATCAAGTGGTTAAGATTATTACTGAATAACTCATTTTGGACTTCAAGCCTAATCATTTTTCCTCACCTCCTAAAGATGATATAGTCACGTATTTTAAGGGAATTTCAAATGTATTATCGGACAAATGACGAAAAAAATCAACAAAAAAAATAAAAAAATATATTTTTTGTATTGACAAGACGACGAATGCGTCGTAATATATAAACGAAAGGAGGGCAAAGTATGGCTGGAGAAATCAAAATTTACATCAATGCTGTTAGAGCAAACATGAATATGACACAGGATGAATGGGCCAAAGAACTGGGAGTTGACAGGCAAACCGTTCAAAACTGGGAGGCCGGAAAGACCAAACCCGACATCGAACAAGTACGCAAAATGTCGAAATTATCGTCCATACCTATCGACTTTATTTTTTGCAGAGTGTGACGACGCAATCGACATCACTTTATCAAAAAAGGAAAGATGAATACTAAAAGCGAAAAGCACAAGTTGTACCGGTGCAACAAGTAGGGCGGTGATTATATGGAGAAAAAATACCACAAGGTCGCTGAGGTAGCAGCCATTACAGGATTAAGCAAAAATACAATCCGGGACTATTGCAACGCAAGAGGTCAAAGGTTTGCGTTTAAGCCAAAGGGAAATACAAGCCCGTACCTGATTGATCTACCGAAATTTATAGACTATGTGGAAAGAACAAGGAGCTACGCAAAGTGAATAAGAAAACAATATTAAAGGCAGCAGTCGCATTTATTCTTACTTTTGTTTTGATTTTGCTTATAGGCAGCTGCAATCAAAAGGTAAATGCTAAAAGCAAAAACAAAGTTGAAAAAACGGATGCCACAGAAGAACAGGAAGAAACAAAGGAAGAAACCAAAAGCAAAAAGAAAACTGAAGCAACCGAAGGATCAAGACCGCTGGCCGGACTTTCATTGTATTTGCAAAAGGCAGCAGAGAAGAACGTCAACATATTAAAGATGCTTTTAGAACGATGGCAGCAGGAGCAGGACGATATAAAACTACTTGCCGAAGTTATCTACCATGAAAACTGGTACACGGATAAAGAACGCAAAGCAGCATATTATACCGGGGCCGTGGTAATGAACAGAGTCAAAAGTAAGAATTGGCCAAACACGGTTAAAGAAGTTGTCTATCAGAAAAGACAATATGCAGTCGTGCCAAAGTTATTTACGGAAAAGATACCGGATGAATGTTACCAGATGGCAAAAGACATTTATAGAAATGGCACTCCGGATGTTCCGGCCAACGTGGTATATCAAGCACGTTTCGTACAGGGATCGGGAGACTGGATAGATCCTATAAACGGCGAACACTTTTGTTATGAATGAGGTAGAGACTATGGAAAATAAGAATCCTGGCGAGTGGCGGTTATTTATGCAGTACATAAACGGTGAGCCTATGTATATTGTAGGCAGACAAAGAGACATGAACACGGTATTACATTCCGGGAATATAGAATACAGAGGAAAATATACCAAACGAGAAGAAGCCGAGAAATTAAGGCAGCAGTTATTGAGGGGTGAGGCCGAGTGATGGATCGCACCATCGAAGAAATGAAGCTTGACATTATCAGCTGGCGATTAGAAGGAGCAGAACGGGCAGCAGAGCAGGAGTTTAAGGAGCTGTGCAGGGAGAAGCCGAGAGAGTACGGCGATAAGCCCGGATGCAAAAGACTAAATACCTATAAGGCAGAGTTTTATAAATACCTTGTGGAAGATGTTTTATATATTATCGACGAGTCCGGCAACCAGATAAGAAAAGAATGGGAGCAGGAAAGTATAAGAAGGAACGAAAGAGAGGTTAAGTATGCAGAATAATTATTATATGCCTTATCACAAACCGGAGAAACAAAGGATCTGTCTTGACGATATCCTTACAGCATTTGCTTTGATATCACTTGTGGGAACAATTATCTACATGGTTGGTATAGCCGGCAGTGTTGAGACAGATGCTATCACACTGGCAGGAGCAACAAAGAGGTTTATTGTAGCAATAGTTATTCTTGCTGTCGATGTCCTGATTTTATGGAAAACAGAAAGAGACGAGGAAGGCGAGTATGACAGGCTGTGAAATAAAAAAAGCAGCTGGAGGTTAATCAGCTGCCGGGTGGTGTAGTTTTGTAATATTTATTGGGGTAAACATTAGGTCAACTACTATATATAGTATATACCATCCAGCAGAGGATGTCAAGAAGAATATATATTTTCAGTAAGCAAAAGCAAATCTTTAGGAAGTTAAACCTTTTATGGTTGAAGGGTTACGGAGCAGGCAAAAGAAGAGAAGCCGCCGACCGTTTTCAAGAGTTCATAAAGGGGTACACTTAAGGACAGAGGTTAAAATTATTACTGTTTTATTCTGAGTTTAAGGGTGGTGGTAATTTTGTATGTCGAGGCGGTATGTGTGGCAGGTGCCACAGTCGAGATAGAGAGATATTACACGGGGCAGTATCGGAAGCAGGGGCAGAAAAGGAAACCCAAACAGAAGGAGTCATCCGAAGAGGTAAAGGCGAAGTATAACCGGAGGGCAGAAAAAAAGTTAAGGCGGTTGATAAACGCTAACTTCAGTCCGGGGGACTATCACCTGACGCTATCCTACAAAAAGAATAAAGGGGATCCTGAGAGAAGCCCGGAGGAAATGAAAGAAGATATCCGAAAATTCCTACGAGGCATGAGAAAGGATTGCAAGGATAGAGGAATAGAATTGAAGTATATCCATGTGCCTGAGATCGGAGAAAAAGGAGCAAGGCATCATCACTTAGTAATAAACAAAGTTGATACGGATATCATAAGCAAAAATTGGAAGTGGGGCTTTTTCGGAGTGAGGCCGCTTGACAGCTCACGCAACTGGCGGAGGCTGGCGGCATATCTGCTGAAGTATTCATGTAAAGCTATAGGCACGGAGTTTGAGTTATCCGGTAAGAGATGGAACGCAAGCAGAAATTTGATCCATCCGGTACCGACAGTCACGGTAATAACCAAGAGAGATTATTTTAAGCAAGTCCCGGTCATCCCCAGGAAGTACAGGGGCAAGTATGAAGTGGACAAGGAAACGATAGAGAGTGGCGAAGAGTCCTCAGAGTATGATTACGGATATTTTAGATATACATTAGTCAGGATTGACAGATAAGGTGTAGACGATGCACGAGGGGCCGCTGAGAAAAGCGAGTCAAGCGATTATGAAAATAATCAAGCGAAGGCTTGAATTATATAAAAAAATAAATAGCTGCGTGGTGGCAGCGGAAAGAGGTTAATCATGACAGGAACAGAGACAATGGGAAATAAGCTGTTTCCCAAATTCGGAGAATTTGATTCTTACGAAGAGATCAACAGGGCAGCAGAGGCACAGCTTAAAGAAGGCGACAAGGAAGCAATCAAACTTCTGGCCAAAGAGAACGGGCTTGATGAAATGGATGCCGAAGATTATATGTCCGGCTTTTCGGAAGAGCTTTGTACAGAGTTTAGTGCAGCTGTAGGGAAGATCCAAAAAGAGACGGAGTACTTGAAGCCCAGCATGACGCTTGAAGCGTGGAACACATATCTTTTTGAAATGCTTACAGCTGATACCGAGGCAACAGACGGAAAGTTAAAGCTGTGTGTAGCAGTCAGGAGAAAAGGAAAATATTTATCCGGGCTTTATGCAAAGATAATTGTCGAGTGTTTCAACACAAAGGCAAAAGTCCCGAAGGAAGTAGAGGACGAGTGCAGGAACCTTGACAAGTCCATTCCAAACACATTCTATATGGGCGATATATCCAGGGCAAGACTTAAGGAGATCGTAAGGGAATATTATCTTGACTAATGAAAGGGGTAAACATGATAGCGTTTAAGGGTGTGAGTAAGGATAACACAAACCGCTTAGGGCAGGGGCGCATTGTTTACGAGGTAGGCAATACTTACAAGACTGATAGATCAAAGACGGTAAACAGCGGCTTCCATTGTTGCGAGAATATATTTGAGTGTTTAAGCTACTACGACATTGAAAGAGATAAATTCCTAATGGTTGAAGCCAGAGGATCCATTGACGAGGACGACCGGGAAAGAATAGCTTGTACCGAAATGTTAGTACTGGAAGAGCTTTCTATGCCGAGAATAGCGGCTGAAGGAATGAAGTATATCATAGAGCATCCCGAAAGGGATAAATGGGTACAGAGCTACAAAGGCGTTGAAGTGGCAAAGGATAAAGCCCATGCGGAATATATAGCCATAGCAAGAGGCAGGGATCCGAAGGCGGCAGCAGAGCAGGGAGGATATATCGGATTCTTAATCGAGACACCGGGAAGAAAGCACATAATACAATGCGGCTTGAAGAAGGTTGACGGTAACAATATACTGCCGGGGATATATTACCGGCTGAGATCAAACGGAATAGTGGAGGTGGCACTTTGAAAAGAGTTTTAATCGAGTCAATAAAGCCGGTACCACTTCCAAAGGCTTATAAGCAGGAGTGGGGAACCACAGCCCAGCGAATACAGATAGAAGCTGACGATATGCTTTTACTGGACATCTACAGAAACGGTACATACACGGCAAGGCACTGTGTAAATTTAGAGTCCGGCGAATATGCTACATGGTTTGCCGCTACTGACGGATTTTCAAGTCCGTATCCGATGGTAGGGCAGGATGCTATATGGACTGGCAATAAGATAAGCTATCCATACACGACCGGTAAATATTACGACAGCTACAATTTTGGATGGGATAAGAAGTGGGTTAAGACCACAAAGCTTGCAGGAAAGAAAAGCGAAGAAGTTATAAAGACCATTCTTGACGAGGCAAGGCAGGACGGAGAAAAGGAACAGCCTAACGGATGGTATAACTACACATACCCGACGATACCCACTCTTGAAAACTGGCGAGTGTACTTTAGCGATTTAGAGTCTAAGTATTCCAGCGACAAGCGGATACTTGCCGAGGATAGACGTATAAAGAGAGTCAACGACGTTATGGACATGGTACCTGAGATCCCTGACGAGTTCGGAGAGTGGGTTTATGGCCAAATGTTTGACGGGGTACCGGGCGAAGCTCTTTATGAAGTCAGCACAAAGAAGTGGGTTTGCTCAGAGTGTCACAACAGGATTGACCGGGATAATGTCTTAGACGAAAAAGGCAGCAGGGTAAAGACAAACAAGATAGGCTTCTGTCCGGTATGCGGCGAGAAGATCACGCTACATCGAAAGACAAAGCAATATGACAAGACCATCCGTTACAGCATGAAAGCTTGTGTATTCAATGCGATAGGCGACAGCATGGGTGTTGTGAGATATTTTGATGCGGAGGCATGGAGCAGTACCAGGCAGCAGCCGGAAGATCCGAAGGGCAAGAACATAGACATTATGGAAACCATAAGGATTGTCTTACCGAAGCTGAACAATGCAGGCCAGCAGATAAGAAAAGTACTCCTGAAGAAGAAAGATACAGAGTGCCGGATATACTACAGAGATTTTCACGGATTCTTTGATTACAAGTCAAACCCGATGCACAGATACACCGGTAAATGTGTATGCTATCCAAACGGAGAGATAACAAAAGCCCTTGAATGGACAGTGTACGAAGTATGGAGCAGGGTATTTGAGAAGTCGGCGGCTATGGGTATGCAGATAGATTACAACCGCTGTATGATAGGCTACCAGGTACCGAACATAGGCGGAGTTGCAGAGATGCTATTCAAAGGCAGGTTTTATAAACTGTTTAACTGTCTTGTTGACAGCATAGATACATGGAAACCCGGAAGGCTGAACGAATGGAGCAAGCCTTGTATAGACATTGGCGGAAAGAACGCATACGAAGTGTTACAGCTTGCCGACGGGCAGAATATAAACCGCTTAAGAGACATGGACGGAGATACAAATACTCTTAAATGGCTGCGCTGGACGGAGCAGAACAACAGAAGGATCTCGCAAGAGGCTTTGTTATTCCTTACAAGGCATGGCATTTCGATAGACAATATATCATTTGTCAGCGACAAAATGAGTCCTGAACAGATTATGAATTATCTAAAAAGGCAGCAGGCCACAAGCTATCCGGGAATGACGATATCAAACATCTTAAATCAATGGGCCGATTATATGAAAATGGCGAAAGACCTGAAGAAAAAGACCGATGACGAGATGATATACAAGCCGAGAGAATTAAAGCTTAGGCATGATGAATATGTGGCAGAATGTAACCGCAAGCGTCAGCTGATACAGGCAAGGCATGACAGAGAATATGCAAAAGAGCAGGTCAAGAAGTATAACAAGAAGTTTCCAAAGGCTAAGAATGTTCTTAAACGTGTTAAGGCAAAGCTCGAATGGGAGAATGACGAGTACATAATCAAAGTCCCGAAGGAATTAACGGAGATCATCTTTGAAGGGCAGCAGCTACATCATTGTGCAGGAGCTACAGACAGATACTTTGACCGGATAGAGCAGGAAGAGACTTATATCTGTTTCTTAAGACGTAAAGACCACCCGAAAGAGCCGTTTTATACAATCGAGGTTGAGCCGGGCGGAACGATAAGGCAGCACCGGGGAATGTATGACGAAGAGCCGGAGATTGAAAAGGTAAAGCCGGCACTGAGAGAGTGGCAGAAGGAAATAAAAAGACGCATGAAGGAAGAGGACAAGAAAAAGGCTGAAGTGTCCAAGCGGAAGAGAGCCGAGAACATTCTTGACCTTGAAAAGAAAAACAATACAAGAGTGCTAAAGGGACTCATGGAGGATCTTATGGACATTGAGGACTTAGAGGCAGAGACAAAAGACTTTAAGGAGGTTGTAAATGGATAACGAAATTTTGAACGCTGCCGAGGCAGGCACGGAGCTTTGGAAGGATGACCAGGTTGTTTTTAAGGACGAGATCCTGACGGGCTACAATGACTTTAAGGGCAAGCTGGACACGGAGCTGAAGCAGAACGCCGAAGGTTTTGTAAGAATAGGCTATCTTCTGAAGGTGGCCAGAGATACAAACATACTTGCTGAGTCCGGTTACAAGAATGTTGCTGAGTTTGCACAAGCTGAATACGGACTCACAAAGGATATCGTATCAAGATACATAGCAATAAATGACAAGTACGCAATAAATGGCTATTCCGACAAGCTACAGACACAGTTTGAAGGTTTCGGAGTGGCAAAGCTACAGGATATGTTAACGCTGCCGGACTCGATCATTGAAGAAATAGAGCCTACACTGACAAGAAGAGAGATAGCAGAGATTAAAAAGCAGGTGGCAGCAGAAGAAAAGATCACACCTATTGAGGCAGCCATAGAAGCTGCCAGCCCCGAAGTACAGGCAGAAGAAAAAGAGCTGACACTTACACAGAGAGTATGGAAAGATGTTATTAAGTCCGATACCGATATATTCAGTCCTGAAGGTGGAGCCTTGAAAGATGTTATTGAAGCCAACTATCCTTTTGTGACTGACGAAAGCTTCTCAAAGCCTTATGAAGAAAAACTGCTTGACTTGTTAGCACCAAACGGAACGGCGACACTGTGGGCCAGGGTACCCGGAGCAGGCCGTTATATGGTAACGATAAAGGGCAAGGACGAGCCTATAAATATGACTAATGCAAGAGATGGTAGTAAGGTCAACACAAGCCTTGCCGATGCTTGCAGGGATATAGCGGAGCTGTTTAATAATCAATGCACTTTTGAAAGCTGGGAGAAGCTTTACGGAGAAAAGTACCCGGATGATATCCCGGACGAACCGGAGCCGGTAAAGGAGCCTGAGAAGCCAGTCGAAGAAAAGACAGCAGAAGAGCCGAAGCAGGAAGAACCAAAGGCAGACAAT